ATAATCAAAGACTATCAATAGTGCCTTGATTAAATCTTCGATCATACCGTCATCATGCAACGGAGTAGGTGCAAATCGTAACCGCTCCGTTCCTTCTGGGACCGTTGGCGCGTTTATTGCTTGTGAGTAAATGTCGAATTCATTAAGCAATCTATCACTAATTTCTTTACATCTTTTAGCATCACCTACTAATACCGGAACGATATGTGTAGTAGTATCCATTACCGGAAGTCCTGCTTTTTTAAGACGATGTTTTAATTTCTTTGCACGCTCTTGATGCTTATCTCTGAGCTCTTGATGTTCTTTTAGATATTTGACCGCGGCTAATGCACCGGCACACGTTACAGGACTCATTGATGTAGTAAAAATGAATCCTGCCGCTACAGAACGTATGGCATCAATAATAACTGCATCAGCAGCAATATATCCGCCTTGGACTCCGTACGCTTTACCTAGGGTACCGTTGACAATGTCGACCCTTCCCTGTAAACCCAATTCTTCTAGCTTCCCAGCGCCGTGGTCGCCATAAAGTCCGACTGCATGTACCTCGTCAATATAGGTAATTGCATTATATTTATCGGCTAAATCGCAGATCTCTCGGATCAAGCTAACATCTCCATCCATTGAATATACACTTTCAAATACAATACAAGGAGTACGATTTGCATTAACACTAGCTTGCAACATTTCTTCTAGCATTTGCATGTCATTATGTTTAAAGATAGACTTTGGTGCTCGACTATGGCTCATTCCTACTATCATACTATTATGATTTTTGCTGTCACTAATAAATTCGATATTAGGAATAATTTTTGCTAATGCTATCAAACTCCATTCATTAGCAACATATGCACTAGTAAACAATAAACTTCTTTCTTTCTTATGTAATGTAGCAAGTTCGTGTTCAAGTGCAACATGATAATGTGTTGTTCCGGAAATATTTCTAGTGCCTCCTGCTCCTGCTCCTGTCATATCTAATGCAGTATGCATAGCATCGAGCACAACTTTATGTTGTCCCATTCCTAGATAATCGTTACTACACCAGTTGACAATGTTTTTAATGTTATAAGGCCCATACCATATGGCGTTAGGAAACTTGCCGTTTTCACGTAAGATATCATTGAATACACGGTACTTTCCAGTATCTTTTAAATTTTGAATAAGGTTTGTAAAAGGAGTTTTATCTATCATGCCAATATTTACTATAAATACTTTAACCGGAAAACTATTATGAGAGCTAACGAAATTATTAGAAGTATCATCGATTTAATAGATGACATTGACGGTGGAGGTACTCCATCTGTGAATATCGCAATTAATTCAACACCGATTGAACCTCCTGCACAACAAGAACTAGTTGCAACACCAGTAATGGTTGCAGGACCAAATGAACTAGAAGCTGACGATTTTCAAGACGATATTCGCAGATTTAAACAAATTGTTGATCTAATGAATCACAATGAGACAGACGGAACAATGAGTCCTTTTTCAAATGCTCCAAATGAAACATATGCAGATATAAGTTCTGTAACTAGTGATGCAGGCGGCGGTGTTAATAATCCAAAACATCCAAGTGACCAACGAGTACAACATCCTAGTTTGTATCCCGGTTATCAACATAAAATCGGAGAGTAATATGTCAGCTAACGGTATTGCACATCTTGGATCAAAACAATTAAAACAAGAAGGTAAGCTAACTATTGCAGAAGCAAAACGACAGGGAAAAACTGTTGCAAGAGATGGAACAATTAGCGGTAGTTTGAATACAACTAAAAATTACTATAGAGTATATAACGTCCTAAATTTAGATTTACTGTCTGCAAAATATGTAGGGGATACTGCTACAGACGACGGTGCCGATTTAGAACCACATCGTCCTTGGGAGCCACAACCTTAATGGGAGTTCAAGATCCTAATTCAACTAATTACGTTCATCCTCACGAAAGTCATCTGCTCGATTTACATAATGCAATGACCTATAATGCGCTAGGGGAACCTGTTCTAAGAACAACTTCGGGTGCAGCAGCTACAGCAAACGATGCGTTCGGTCGACTTCGTGTTAGTAATCCTTTTACATTATTTGATAGTTTTCATCGATTTCAAGATAATGGAAGAATCGGTGCAAGTCAAGCGGGTAATGCAACAAGTACATTCGATAGTAATTCTGGAACAATTTTATCAACAGTTACTGGACAGATAGGTGATTTGGCTATTAGAGAAAGTAATCGTGTTTTTGCATATCAACCTGGGAAAAGTTTACAAGTTATTGAAACGTTTTGCTTGGCTGCTCCGCAGGTAGGGTTGAGACAACGATACGGATATTTTGATGTTAGTAACGGAATTTATTTAGAACAAGACGGGCTCAATTATTACATTGTTCGTAGATCAAGTAGCAGTGGTACTTTAGATAATCATAGAATATCCCAATCTGACTGGAACGTAGATCCTCTAACTGGTGCCGGTATATCAAGAAAAACTATCGATCTTACAAAGGCTCAGATTTTTTGGATGGATATCGAATGGTTAGGTGTCGGTAGCGTAAGATGTGGATTTGTTATCGACGGTGAGTTTGTTCAAGTGCATCAGTTTAACCATGCAAATTCGGTAACTACGACATATATGACTACTGCGTGTTTACCTGTGAGATGTGAAATTGAAAATACTGCAACTAACAACATGACTAGTAGTTTACGTACTATCTGTGCTACTGTCATATCAGAAGGTGGATATGAACTTAGAGGAAAACCTCATTCAATCGGTCACGAACTAGCATCACCTAGAACTAATACTAATCAACAAACAGAATATCGTCCTGTGTTATCAATTAGATTAAAAGCTGATCGATTAGGTGCGATTGTTATTCCTAAGAATTTTAGTATTGCCCCGACTATTGCTAAGAATTATAGTTGGAGATTAATCAGCAATGCTGTTACTGCTAACGGTCAATGGTTTTCTGCAGGTGATGATAGTTGTGTTGAGTACAATTTAACAGCAACTAGTTATTCAAACGGAACTGTTCTTGAACAAGGCTATATTATTGTTACCAATCAAAGTGGAACTGCTGTGTCTCTGCAAGATTATCCATTCAAATTTCAGTTAGAAAGAAACACATTAACTAGTCCGGCTACAAGATATGAATTTATCATTGCAGTTGCTTGTACAGATGCCGGCGGAACTGTTAGTTCATTAAACTGGGAGGAGATTACTTAAATACTATGAGAGCAAGTGAATTTACAGAAAACTTTGCTGATGGTAAAGTAAAAGGCAAAAGTCGTCCGGGTCGTGTAAAACGTGCTGGAGCAAGCTGCAATGGTTCTGTTACTGACCTAAGAAGCAAAGCTAAAAATAGCAGTGGTGAACGTGCTAAAATGTATCACTGGTGTGCTAATATGAAATCAGGAAAAAAGAAATGAGAGCAAGTGAATTTATTACAGAAAGTCTCCGCACAGAAAACCCTTGCTGGAAAGGTTATCACCCAGTAGGTACAAAAAAGAAGAATGGCAAGACTGTTCCTAACTGTGTTCCTAAAAATGAATCAGCAGTTGAAGAAGATTGGCAAAAAGCTAACAAAAAAGATAAAACTGATGGAATGAGTCAAAAAGCTGTTAATGCTTATCGCCGAGAGAATCCAGGTTCAAAATTAAAGACTGCTGTAACTACAAAGCCAAGCAAACTAAAGAAAGGTAGTAAGGCAGCTAAACGTAGATCAAGTTATTGCTCACGTTCAGCAGGACAACAAAAGATGCATAACATTAGTTGTTCAAAAACTCCGGATAAAGCAATTTGTAAAGCTCGCCGTAGATGGAATTGTGAAGAATGAGAGCACGTGAATTTTTATCAGAAGGTATGGATCCAAAGAAAACTAATCAGATCCTCAAGTCCTTTTTACAATTTGCTAAAGAACATATCGGTTTAGAACAATTACCAAGAATTAACTTTGTTCAAGGATCCGAAAGAAGTGTTAAAAATCATTCTTTCGGGGGCTATGGCAATCACGAGATAAACATAAGTGTAAGCAATAGACACATAAATGATGTCCTAAGAACCCTTGCACACGAACTTGTACATTACAAGCAAGATCTAAATGGCGAATTAGATGGACCAGATCCGGGCGCAACCGGTAGTCCACAAGAAAATGAAGCAAATGCAACAGCCGCTGTAATTCTTAGAAACTGGGGTAAACAATATCCGGAATCATTTGCACTTCCGCCTATTGAATAAATAAAATGTAGTTCGCGGAATTGGCGTTCCCAACTACTCTAATACTGTTAAGGAGTATCAGCGTGAATATTTATCCATCATTAAAATCAGCCCCTTATGTTTATATCTGTATCCATAAAGAAACAAATGAATTCTATATCGGTTATAGATATAAAAATGTAGCTACAAATACCACATCAGATAAAGATTTTCCAGCATATAAAACATCTTCGAAACAAGTAAAACCTCATTTTGAAATGTTTAATTGGTTTATTGTAGCAGAATTTTTCAATGATGAAGATGCCTACGACTTTGAACAACAACTAATCTACGAGCATTGGAATAATCCTTTACTATTAAACAAGAGCTGTCAACATCAACAAAAAAGATTTAAAAGAGATAAAGACTGGACTCTATCAGATATAGCAAGAGAAAAGATTTCTAAAGCAAATAAAGGAAAAACTTTTTCTAAAGAATGGAAAGAAGAGCAAAGTCGTCGAGTGTCAGGCGAAAATAATCCAATGTTTGGGAAACCCGGTCCATTTAAAGGAATACACCATACCCTAGAATCAAAAATAAAACTTAGCGAAGCGGCTAAGAGACGACCTCCTATTTCGGAAGAAACTAAACAGAAACTATCTAATGCAGCAAAGGGAAAGAAGTTATCAGAGCATCAGCGGCAACGTATAAGAGAATCAAATTCGACAAGAATAGTATCAGATGAAACTAAAAGAAAGATCAGTGAAGCAACTAAGGGGCGTATACCGTGGAACAAAGGACTTAAAAGTAATACTTGACTAATAATCAATTTGACATTAACATAAATAATTATATGCGTAAAAGTACAAGATCAATTTTACAAGAACTAAGCGACATCGGAATTAGTCGAGACACAGATCTAATAATCGAAAGTCGCGGATCAAATATTATTCAAAGCGCAATCAACCTTCTTGACCTAATAAGAGAAAATTACGATCTCGAAACAGCAGCAGAATTAGAACGTAGATTTATTAATTCGATCAAAGGTAATGATCCTAATAAATTTAAACGCGGTATCAAAAAAATACAAGAAAGCAAGTAAGTTTTATGTTTCAAGCACATCTTTTAAAACAAGAGTGGCATCAGCCTCTGCCTAAATATTGGAATGATAACAGTCCGTTTAAAACTCATTTTTTAAACGCTCTAAGTCTAACTCTACCCGAATGTGAAAAGTTTTTTATTGAAACTATTAAACATTATTCTAAAGAGTTAACTGATAAAGATCAACTTAGAGAAGTCAAAGAATTTGTTAAGCAAGAAAGTCATCACAGACATGCTCATAAACAATATAATGATTGGTTAGAATCGTTAGGACTTCCTGTAAAATACTTACAAGCATCTTCAGATTATATGTGGAACTTTGTAAGAAAGTATATTAATATGAAAGGTAGACTAGCATTAACTATATGTGTCGAACATATCACTGTAGTTTATGCTAGTGTATTTTTACAACATTCCCACATACTTGAAAACATGCATCCTCAGTTTGAACATATTTGGAGATGGCATGCAGTCGAAGAACTAGAACACAAAGCAGTTGCTATGAATGTATGGTATTCAACAGTTAATAGCAATTTCTATAAAAACTTTGCTATGATGCTTGTATTGCCTGTGTATATGTGGTATGTTGGTAAAAATACTTTGTTCTTATTATATGCCGATAATCAGTTATGGTCGGCTAGAACATGGAAGGATATGTTTGTATTCTTATTCAACTTCGACACCGGACTATTAACTACTTCATTTAGATCTTGGATTGATTTCTTAAGGAAAGACTTTCATCCGAACGATCAAAATCATCTAGCAATTTTGGCGCATTATCAAAAGATTTAGTATCTCCGATATAAATACATATACAAACTTACAGAGTGTAAGTTAAAGCATTTAGGAGATTAAGAAAATGCCTTCATTATTCAATACAACCGTTGCCGCTAACTACGGCAAGATGACCGATCAACAAACCTATGGTGTAGGTCAAGCGTTCACTAACTTTGCAACACGTCAACTACGTTTAATTAAGATCGTAGCAGTCGACGACGGATCAGCAGTTGATTTTACCGATGCATCTGCTACTGCTAACAGCGCATTCTCTGTTGCTGTTAAGGCTCTTCAAACTGTTGCTGAAGTTTATGCAATTTTAACACCGGGTACTGCTGGTTTCTTAGCATTAGTTGCAGAAGATACTGTTAATGATGCAGACGTTGATACTAATGTTCCAGGTGAATACACCGCATTAGAAGCTGTTATTGTTGCAGCTCTTAAGGTTTCTGCTGCTAACGGTGGACCAGGATTAAGTGGTACAATTACTTGTAACGTTACTACAGCTGACGTTAGCTCAACAGGTATTGCTATTGCTTAATAGCTAATTCCCCGGGATGGGATTAAAGAGCCTCACTTTATAGTGGGGCTTTTTTTATGGCCGTTAAATATATCATGCATTATAAACTTTACACTACTGTTGACATCACTAACACAGGACAGTATCGTCACGAAGTAGGAAAAGAATCACTGCGATGGAAGGAACAAAACTTTCAAACCATTATACAGACATTAGGTCTTAGAGCTAATATCATTTCTTATATTCCCCCTTATCAAATTCAAATGGGTGGGAAGATGGCAGGATTTGACACAGACGAAGTTATTAACGTATGGAGATTTGATTTTGAGACTGAGAAAGATTGTTTATTCGAAAAAGACAACGACCCTGTTGGTTTATTAAGAGAAGACTTTGAACTAGTTCCTTATATAGACGGATTAGATGAATGTATGACTCAAAACTATAATGTGTTTGTAACTGAAGGAAAAGGGAAGAATATTGTTTTCCGTCAAAAGCAATAAATAGATAAAAGGAGTTTATTATGGCAAGTCGTACTACCGCTATCGAAAGACAGAATCTTGAGGCACATGTCGAATTATGTGCAGAACGTTATGAACAGTTAAACTCCCGTTTAGAAATTATCGAAGACAAAGTTGAAGATCTTTCTAAAAAAATTGTCGAAAGTCAAAGTAGTATGAGTAAAGTTATTATTGGTGCAACTGCTACTATTATTGCGGGATTATTATCCACAGTAGTTACTATTTTAATTAAATTCTAATGACATGCTATTTAGAGAGCTTGCACTTAAATCAATTCCATATCACGACGAATTAAACCCGATACTCTGGAAAAATAATACTCTCAAGACCGAAATAAGATACAAGTTACTCTATATCGCCAAACACTTTGCAAGTTTCTTAAATATTCCTAATCTACATCTTAAAGATATAACAATTAGTGGATCAAATGCTGCTTATGGGTATTCCGACAGTTCAGATCTTGATTTACATTTAATTGTTGATATTCCGTCAGATCATCCAGAACTAGTTGAGTTATATGATGCTAAAAAGAATCAATATAATTCTAAGTTTGATATTAAAATTAAAACTATCCCTGTTGAACTATATGTACAAGACAGCAAGCAAAAACATTCGTCGGCCGGAATATATAGCATTTTAGATGATAAGTGGCTGTCTGAACCAAAGCATGAAACTCCAAATGTTTCCGACGAAGAAGTTAATGCCAAAGCAAGAAACTACTCGGGAAGAATTAACAAAGCATTAAAGTCGGACGATTTAGATTTTGCTATAGAAACTATGAAAGACCTTCGTAGACTTCGTCAAGCAGGATTAGAAGAAGGTGGGGAGTTTAGTGTTGAGAATTTAGCATTTAAGTTGCTAAGATCTAAAGGACGACTAGATAAATTAAGAAGACATATCGATCGATTACAAAGTGCTGATCTAAGCATCGGAGAAAAACATGAAAATTAAAGAAGTTACTGCAATGCCATTAGGTAAAGTTGCCGCGGTTAATCCAGGAGGCACTGATCCTTCTAAGACCATTGTTAACATTAAAACTGCCGATGGTAAAGATATTCAAACTACTGCGGATCAATTAATTCAAGGTCCGAACAATACATATCAACTTAAAACTGCCGATGTATCTCAATCAGGATCAGAACTTAAACCCGGAGCAGTAATTACTCAATCGCCGGATCAAGCAAGTTCCGGAGCTACAATGGGAACTACAGCAACTACACAAGAAGAACAAGGTGATATCGGGGGAGATGGGACTGACGACTTTATCAGTGATGTTTCAGCTGATGAGACAGACGAAGATCTTAATCAAATCAAAAGATTATCCGGAATATGAAACTTAACGAACTAATCGATTCTTTTGAAATTTGGACAACAAACGAAGAAAAAGAATTACTTAAAAAATTGTCAAAACCGATCAAACTTCGTAATTTAAACGAACATGATCAGTTCAGAGTTCAGACCCTTATTCGAAAAAGTTTGGTAACTAAAATAGGAAGCGAAGATCCTTTTGTAGTATCAAATGAATTTAAATAAAACAAAGATAGCAACTAATCTTGCAGAAAATTTTGAAAGGGAGTTTAAAAATCTCCCTGTAAAAGTTCTCCCTAATAACGATATAATATACAATGAGTTTTTGATTAAACTTAATGGGGCGGGGTTATGGGAATTATATAACCTATCAAATCACGATCTTATTTCAAAATTCTATCTTAAAAGCTGTGCATTAATGGCTGCAAATTATTATGGATTATATCTATTCAATATTTACAGAGATATAAAATACTTAGATAAAGAATATAATAGACATAAAAACGATAGTATATATTTTAAACATTATCTTTACGAAACTAAAGATCAAGATCAAAAAGTTATTTTTTTGAATCGATTAGAATGTTGTTCAGCATCGGCTGATCATTATAAGAGCAAGATTTCTCAACTGTTTAAAAGAACTTTTGTATAAATACAAAATAAGATATTGCAAGGAAACTAACATGCAAATTAGAGATTTTAATCAACCAGTTACAAGCCATTTGCTAAATGAAAGTTTGGCTCAAAAATTTGGTTACAGAATTAACCTTGAGCACTTCAGTGATATACAACTTGAAGATGCAAGAAACAAACTTCGTACTAGAATAAGTCAGTTCGAAGTAACAGAAAGTTTCGACTCTATTCTAGAAAATCCAACTTATCAAAAGACTAAGTTAATGCTTGATGTTTTAAATCAAGCAATTTTAGAAAGAGAAATGCAGCCAGAAGAAAAGGCAAAAGAAAAGAAACTTAAAAAGAAATACGATAAGTCAGGAATGAAAAAGTCTATGAAGAAACAATACGGCGGTGAAAAAGGAAAACAAATTTACTTTGCTACTATTCGCAAACGTGCAATGGATGAGTCCATTCCGGAAAGTTGGATCGATAGTGCAATTGAAAGAATTGATCTAGGCGAATCAGATCGAGCTGAACTTAAGGCCGAATTAAAGGTGCGTTACGATTTAAATGAATCACAGGCTAGTTGGATTTTATTAGAAGCTGAAGAACAAAAGGCTCAAAACATTATTGCAACTAAGGACATGATCGATAGCATTACAGGCTGGTTAGAAGATGTTGCAGCTATGAAAGCTGAACAACTCTTAGAACTATTAGACTCTATAAGAGAACAACAAGGCAACGATGTATGTCAGAAATATACAGCTATCGTTAAACCATCACTTGAAAACATCTACAAGGCACTAGAAACCACACGTGGTCAATTATCACAAGGCTTATCAGTTGTATCAGGGAAAGAAATTTCGACAATGGGCGGAATGCCATCACCTGAAATGGGTGGTGATTTAGGCGGTATGGAACCTCCTGCTCCGGGCGGAGACTTAAGTGGTATGGAAGCTCCTGCTCCGGGTGGTATGGAAGCTCCTGCATTACCTTCTCCGGAAGATGAACTAGGCGGCGAAACACCTCCTGCACCCGAAGCATCTAGAGCAAAGAGAGAAAGCGTTGACTATAGCAGACGCTTAAGCACCATTTTAAACTCAAAAAAAAAGTAATTGAAGAAAGTGTTGACCCGTTAGTGGTAACACTAAGAACTCTACAGGCAAATAAGACAGGGCCGATAACGTGGAAAGCACTTAATGTTATCGGCCGCAATTATGGACTGCCAGCTATCGACTTTGATAGATTTTCAGCACAATGGGATTCACAGCCCGAACTTCAAAATATCGTAGATAGATTTAACGAAAAGGGAATCGTAGTTAATCCCGGCGACGATGAAGGACAGGAAATGAATGCTCCCGAACCGACCGGTGCTGTTGAGCAAATGGCTAAAAGAGCTGCTAAGAAAAAGAGAAGATTTGATTGACAGTAATACAAGACTATAGTATAGTTTTGTAATGACTCTTCTTTTAAATAAATTTAATTATCAAGAATTATCCCGTAATAGCGTTGAGGGCAAGAGATTGTATTCTTGCCCTGATGGCTCAAAAGTTCCGTCCGTAACTACAATACTAGACAAAACTAAACCTCCCGAAAAGATAAAGGCTCTCATGGAGTGGAGGAATCGCGTCGGTCACGATAAGGCTCAACAAATTACCACCGAAGCAGCAAGTCGTGGTACTAGAATGCACAAGTACCTCGAAGATTATGTTAAGACAGGTGTAATAAGTGCGCCTGGATCTAATCCATATAGTCATCAAAGTCATAAGATGGCTCTTAAAGTTATAGATAAAGGTCTATCACGGGTTAATGAAGTTTGGGGTGTAGAAGTTAGTTTGTACTATCCAGAAATATATGCAGGAACTACTGACGGAGTAGGAGTGCATAAGTTTAGAGAAGCAATCCTAGACTATAAACAATCAAATAAACCTAAAAAGAAAGAATGGATTGAAGATTACTATCTACAGCTAGTAGCATATGCGTTAGCACATAATAAAGTATACGGAACTAACATTCGTAAAGGAGTTGTTCTAATGTGTGTTAAGCCAGACGAAATTGCTCCCGGTAAGTTTGGAGAACCTCAATACCAGCAATTTGTATTACGTCCTAGTCAATTTAACTTTTGGGAAAAGAAGTGGTGGGACAAGGTCGAACAATACTACAGCAAGAACTGATAAATATCAGTAGTTGGAGAATTTATAATGGCTGTAGTACAGATCTCGAGAATTCAGATTAGACGTGGTAAAGCAAAGACAGGTACAGGCTTTCCGCAATTAGCATCAGGTGAACTTGGATGGGCATTTGATACACAAGAACTTTACATCGGTAACGGCTCTGTTGCCGAAGGATCGCCTGCTGTAGGAAATACAAAAATTCTTACACAAAATGATCTAGTTGCTCAAGGAAATCTTCTTAATCTATTAGAACATGTTTACAAAGCAAACGATCCAGGGATTACTACAGGACCAGATGCAAACTTTCCTATTACTAGATTTGTACAAGATCGTTTAGATGATCGCGTTACGGTAACAGATTTCGGAGCTGAAGGGGACGATACTACCGATGATACGGCTGCGCTTCAACGTGCAATCGATCAACTCTTTTTAAATCCTGTAACAAAAGCATCACTTGATACAATCGACGGTGTTAAATCTAGAATTATACTAGAAATGCCAGCTGGTACATTTAATACTAGTAAACCTTTATATGTTCCGAGCTATGCAACAATAGTCGGTGCAGGTTCTAATAAAACTAAGATAGTTTACAATGCTACATTAACTATTACAGGAAGTACAACAAACTTATCTAATGTCTTAACTACAACATCTGCTGCTGCAAATATGGTCGGTGCTACTGTGATTGGTACTGGACTTCCGTCAAATACTAAAGTTGTATCCGTTGTTGTAGGTACTAGCTTAACTTTAGATAAATCAGCAACATCATCTAATACAAGTGTTTCTTATACAGTTAAGTTAGTAGGTCCGGCTATACAATTTATTAACGATAGTTCTACTATTGGCAATCCAAGTAGTCTTAACAGCACATTAGGAAATACTCAACCAAGAAGCATTGTTTTAAAAGGACTATCAATAAAAATTGATAGTGATCGAGAAACTTGTTTACAGTTAGATGCTGTCAAAGATAGTGTGTTTGATGATTTAGTTATCGAAGGATCTTGGGAATCATTAACCTTTGCAAACAGTAAAGGTATTGCTATGAATGCACTATCTGACATTGTTACTTGCGAATCAAATTTATTTAGAAATGTTCGTATTTCTAATTTTAATTATGGTGTGTACTCTAAGGGTGACATTCAATATAACAACTTCGACGATTGCAAGTTTGATAATTTAAAAAAGGGAATTTCTTTCGGTGAAGGCGCTAATCAAAGCAGCATCGGACAACAATATGGACCTCGTAATAATACTATCTTAAAATCTACTTTTTCTAATATTCAAGAACAAGCAGTATATATTCCTATCGGTACTAAAAACATTATCGATATTAGCGACTTAAAGTATGTCGGAAATAACGGCGGAGATCATACTACTATTGCATTTCCTCAAATATACTTCGGTGAAAGAGGAAATTCTGCAAAGCAAATTAAATCAGATAGATCAAGTGTACTAGGACTAGCATCTTACGTTATAAGAAAAATTACCTTAACGTTAAATAGAAATGTAACAGCATCGCGTGGAGCATTTGTTGAACAAGTATCAACTAACGCATCTGGATATCTAGTAGACGATGTTATTAATGACAACGAAATTACACTAGTAGGGATTTTTGTTGTTGAAACAGAAGTAACTCCAGGGAATTGGGTTTACAATTCATTGTTCGATCTGTCAGGTATACTAACTATTGCAGGAGATGGTACTCCGAGTACAGGAAATCTTACAGTTACACCGACTGTGTTAAGTGCTGTAGACATTACTCCATATATCAATTATATTCCTGAAGTTGCAGGATACGGAACATACGAGTCTTACGAAGATCAAGAAGTTATTCTTAGCATTACACCTTCTTACTCCCCAGTATGTAAACTTCCTGTGTCGACCACCGATCAAGGTAGCCCGGACGGAAACATATTCTATACCGTTAACTACGAATATCGATCAACTGCGTTGGGTGTAGTTGCTAACTTTGTTCGAAAGGGCACATTCGAAATTGCTGCTAGAATCCATCCAACGTATCCAAAATTACATTTATCCGACGATTATACATACACCGGCGATGATGAAGATCAGATTCAAATGGAATTTAGAGCACGATTCTTAAACGAAAACGGCGAAACATGGTCATCAGGCGATGTTCCGTATGCTATCGAAATACAATATACTAATACCTTAGAAAATGATACAGGTGGTAGATTTATATACAGTTATAAATCAACTTTCTAATCATTATAATTGACCTTACTCTTAATTTTTGCAATAATATTACGACAATAAGGTCAATTTCTCTGTCAGATCATTTTAGATAGCAAAATAAAAGTTACTAAATACTGCCTAACCGAAAATGGATCATCTGTAAATGGGTAAGATATGAGTGGAATAAAAGTTATTAAAAGAGATGGTAGTACAGAACCGTTAACTATCGAAAAATGGCAGGCGCAAGTTGCAAAGATCTGTAAGGGAATTGCCGATGTAAGTCAATCGATGATAGAAATTAAAAGTCAGCCGCACTTTTATGATGGAAGTACTACTAGAGAAATCGACGAAATTACACTACGAGCAGTAGTAGATCTAATCGACGTCGAAGCTAATCCAGATGTAGGACATACTAACTATCAATATGTTGCAGGTAAGCAACGTTTAACTATGTTACGAAAAGACGTGTACGGACAATATGAGCCACCGCATCTTTTCGAAATCGTTAAAAAGAATGTTAATATAGGATTATACACTCCAGAACTTTTAGAATGGTATTCTGAAGATGACTGGAATAAAATGAATGATATTCTCGATCATGAAAAAGACGAACAGTATTCTTATGCTGCAATCGAACAATTAATCGAGAAGTATCTAGTAAAGAACAGGGCAACAAAAGAAATTTTTGAAACCCCTCAAGTTAGGTATATGATTGCTGCGGCAACTGTATTTCACAAGGAGGAACCTAACTCTGCAAGGATGAAATACATTAAGGAGTACTACAATGCCGCTAGTGATGGATTATTTACTCTTGCTACTCCTGTATTGGCTGGGTTGGGTACTCCTACCAAACAATTTAGTAGCTGTGTGCTTATTCGAAGCGACGACGATCTGGATAGCATTTTTGCTAGCGGAGAGATGATGGCGAAATATGCCAGTAAACGTGCGGGGATCGGACTGGAAGTCGGTCGAATGCGCCCATTGGGCTCCCCGATTCGCGGTGGCGAAATCATGCATACTGGCTTAATTCCGTTTTTAAAGAAATGGTTCGGTGATTTACGTTCATGTTCCCAAGGAGGAATTAGAAATGCAAGTGCAACAGTATTTTATCCTATTTGGCATCATCAGTTTGATGATCTCATTGTTCTTAAAAATAATCAAGGTACTGAAGAAACTCGTGTCCGACATATGGATTATGGAGTGGTGTTATCTGCCTTCTTCTGGAGACGCTTCAAAAATAAAGAAAACATAACATTCTTTGATCCTAATGAAGTTCCAGACCTATACGAAGCATTTTACAAAGACACTGCCTTGTTTGAAGAACTGTATCTCAAGTACGAAAAGACATCCGGACTGCGTAAGAAAACGATGTCAGCAGAAGAAGTCTTTAAAAGTGGAATTTTAAAAGAACGAACTGATACCGGTCGAATTTATCTTGTATTCATCGACAATGTTATGAAACAAGGTCCATTTGATCCTGAGTATCATACAATTTATCAGAGTAATCTTTGTTGTGAAATCTTATTACCTACGAAACCTTTTAAGCGCCTTGATGATGATAGTGGGCGTATTGCTTTGTGTACACTTGGGTCCATTAATTGGGGAGCATTCCGAAACCCTGAAGACATGCGCAGAGCTTGTCGTATTCTTCAGCGCAGCTTATGCAATATTCTTGACTACCAAGACTTCCTAAGCATACAAAGCGAACTTAGTAACAAAGAAATACAACCTTTAGGTATCGGTGTTACTAATCTTGCATACTGGCACGCAAAAAGAAACTTAAAGTACGGGGATAAGGATTCTCTTTCTGAAGTAAAAAGTTGGATAGAACATCAAGCGTTTTATCTTACTGAAGCTACTGTAGAACTTGCTAAAGAAAGAGGCCCTTGTTTACATAGTGATAAGACTAGATACGGTCAGGGTATTTTCCCATGGGAACTTAGAGCAAATGGAGTTAATGAGTTAACAGACTTTACTCCCGAGCTTGATTGGGAATCTCTTCGATCTGACATGAAGACCTATGGTGTACGTAATGCTACACTTATGGCTATTGCTCCTGTCGAAAGTTCTAGTGTTGTTATTAATAGTACAAACGGGATTGAAATGCCGATGTCTCTTATTAGCACTAAAGAAAGTAAAGCAGGTTCGTTTACTCAGGTTGTTCCGGAATATCATAGATTGAAAAACAAATATCAACTTATGTGGGAGCAAACTGATTGTGCAGGATATCTTAAAACTGCCGCAGTACTAGCAGCATATGTAGATCAAAGTATTTCGACTAACACTTTTTATAATCCAGCAAATTATATAGATCGTAAGGTACCAACTACCCTAATTGCTAAGAATTTGATGCAAGCTCAACTATGGGGTATTAAGACTTTCTATTATAGTTTAATTAATAAGAAAGGTTCTAAAGAGGTTGACCCAGTCGAAGCATTTGCAAATGGCGTTAAAATTAACTATGTAGATGCTGATTTACCAGA